CCGTCAGCACGCACCACCGAACCGGGCAGTGCCGTGTACAGTTCAGCCTCGAAGCCTTCGCCCACGCTGATGCGGTAGGCTTCGACCTTGCCGTCTTCCTTGTTCTTGACAGCAGCGACCACGCCCACCAGTTGCTTGCGGGTCGGGCCACGGCCAGCGTTGAAGGTGATGCTCTCGCCCACCGTGTACACACGGCTGTCCACCACGACCTGCTCAGGCAGGGTAGGAATCAGCTCGTTCAGTTCGTTGATGCGGGTCGTGGCGATAGCGATCTGCTCGCGGGCCTTCTCAATGCGGGCTTCGGCCAGGCCAATCTGGTAGTACGCAGCCTTGCGGGTCACGATAGCGGCAGCAGCAGCGACTTCGGTGGAGGTGGTGTTGATTGCGTCGGTCATGTGTATTCCTTTAGTGGTCGGAGAAAATCCTCCCGGTAGCCCCCTCATTGAAGGGGCTACGAGTAGGGTTTACAGGTTGGCGTCAAGTTGACGGCGGGTGATGAGCACCGCCTGCTCACCAGCGGAGCGAAGCTCCCGGTGCAGGGCATAGTAACTCAGCGGCGCTGTCTTGTTGTGGGTCATGGCTTGCACGATGGTCACAGGCTCTGCGATGAGGTTGCCGTTAGGCTCCACCCAGTTACCACCAACGGCGTAGTACACCGTGCAGCCCCCACATTCCTCGGCTATCCGCTTGGCATGGTCAGCCTTATAGACAGCGTTCGGAATGTAGATGGTATGCTCCCAGTAGGGGCGGTACACCCCGTCGAATTCATTTGCCATATTTATTTTGCCTTTGCTTGTAAGCGAGGAACTGCATGTAATGGTCGCGGTAGTCCTGAGGCAGGCTCAGGCCCGCCTCACACAGCGACAGCATACGTTGCAGCAAGTCCTTGAAGTGCCGGGGGTAAGTCGGTGTGCAGCAGTTCACCCCGAAGGATGGAGGCTGCTGCATCGTAGGCGGATTGCATCGGGTTCATGCTACCCACCCCCGGCTCACTGCCTTTTCCACGTACTGGTCGTGGGCCTCGAACAGGACAGCATCGGCAATGTCCAGCTTCTCCACCTGCTTGGCTTCTGCCTCGTCAAGGGCCAAGCGTGCGGCCTTGGCCTTGGCGTTGACGGCGTTCACCTCAAGGGTGCGCTTGCGCTCCAGTTCAGCGAAGGCAAGGCGCAGCTTGTTCAGCTTGTCCTCGGCCTTGCGCTGCTCGTTGTTGATGACGGCCAGCTTGTGCAGTTCCAGCTTCTCCTGCAAGCGGTCGCTGGTGTAGATGATCTTGCGCAGGCCGTCCTCAATCAGTTCGAGGGTGGCGATGGCGATGTTGGCGAGGGTAGTCGTGTTCATGCTGTGATTCCTAGTGAGTTGTTGAGCTTGCGGGTTAACGCAGATGCTTGGGGGCAGTGAGGGTTCACCTGTGCCCAAGGGTCAGTGAGTACGGGGATGTCACCCCGCATCATGATGTTGAAGCGGTGTATGTCCCACCCCATTTCGTCAGACGGTCGGCGGTCAGCCAGCCAGTCACGGAAAGCAACCAGACCATCCCAGCTAGGGTGGTCGTCGTAGTTAGGGTACGTGTCGTACTCTGGGTCATACCGCCCGTCGCCAGTATCGAAGAAATCGTTGAAGAACATGGCCCAGCCCATGCCTTCTTCATCCGGCATTTCATCCAGCATATCCATGACGTACACGCTGCACTTGGCATCATGGATAATCTCCTTGATGTGGGGCAGGAAGTCCTGCTTACCGTGCTCACGCTGGTACTCGGCGCACAGTTGTGCCCACCCAGCGTAACCGTCTGAGGCGTCCTTGGTAAAGCCACCGTAGTACCCCTTGCGGTAGCCCCCAAAGGTGTCAAGGCACAGCTTGTACACGGTGCCCGGCGTCTTCCGGTGGGAGTACACGCTACCGAAGAAGCCCCCACCCAATCGCATGAATCCAAAACGTGAAGGGTCGGCGGTCATGGTCAGCAGGCGGGCAAGTACCCGCTCAGGCTGGGTCGAGGCGAAGCTGCCACTCTTGGCAAGGCCGCGAAGCCATGCCACGTCAGATTGATAATCCACAGGGTTCTCCTTTAACGAGTGTCAATAGCACTCAAGCAAAGGCCCATGAGGTAGGCCTTTGCGTTGAAGGTTATCGAGGGTCGTTAGCCGCTACATGCCAGCGGGCAAACGGTATGATGATGTGGTAAGCGCCGTCGTGGGTCATTCCAGTAACTGCGCACGCTTGGCGTTCACACACCGCACAAAGTCGTCGGCGGCCCACTGTGGGTCACGGTGCCCACCTTCCACGGCGGCGAGGTAGCCCTTCTGCCACAGGCGCAGTTCACGGTACGCGGCCTTGGTCTTGTTGTCGGCGGGCTGGGTTTCGTCGAAGTACACGGCGTCCTTGTGCTCGCTCATGCTCGGGCCTTCACGTCAGGGTAGCCGCCATGGGTGGGATTGTAGGCCGCAGACAATGGTACCACGACACGATGCAAATTAGCGGGCAGGTTGCGGTCGCTCGTCGTCTTGGGCTGGGCGGCTTGCTCGGCAAACACCGGGCCAAGGCGGCGGGACAGGTCAGCTTTATAGGAACGCATGGTTTCTCCTTGAAGTGCAAACAGCATCGGATGATGCCTCAAAGGCGCACTGGCTAACCCTCATGCAAGGGCTAGGCGGTGGGTCTTACTTATTCCGCTTGTAGTTACGAATTTCCATCCAGACCATTGCCCCAGGGCGACGATCAGCAGCACCACAGGCACCATGAAGGGCCAGAAGTCAAAGGCGGGTGCCATCACAGCACCAGCCACCAAGCCACCACTACAGGCAGCAGGATGAGGGCGCACAGCAGGCCCTTAGCCACCGGGTTAAGGTGGGCGGCTTTCCGTCCAGCGTGGGCCGCAAGGTGGGCACCTAGAACCCCAATCATTGCAGGTTCTCCCAGTTGCGGCGGGCTTGGCGGTACACCTTGAGGCGAATCAAGGCCACCTCCTCGAACTGGGTGGTGTTGCCAATCTGGCCCTTGCGGCGCATTTCCGTGGCGTTGATAAGGTCATCCGTGGCGTCGGCCAAAGCCTCAGACGCCTTGAGGTACTCGGCCATAGCCAGCACCAATTGTGGGTTCAGCATACATGCTCCAGTTAACTAGCAAAAACGCTAGCCATAGCCCTCGGAGTGAGGGCTACAGTTAGGGCTTTAGGCGATAGAGTTCAAGGGTTCTTCTTCGGTCGTGGCGGGCTCAGCTTGGGCCTTCACCGGACGGGTCGGCACATCGGCGTCAGACACACCAGCAAGGGCGGCCAAAGCGTGGGCCTGCTCGGCGGTCATTGTCGTAGTCTCAGCTTCGCCGTACTTCTTAAGGGCTTGCTTCACGAACTTTTGAAAGTCGAACACGTCGGCGGGCTTGGCATCCAGTTTGCACTCATACCACATTTTAGCCTTGCCACCTTCAACGTCCGTAACCTTGTCGCGGCTATGGATAAAGGGCTGGTCTTTGGCGGTTGCCTTGTTCTCATTGGGCACCACTGCGCAGAAGGCCAGCAGCCACTCAGTCAGCGCAGCCTTACGGGTACCCTTGGGCATACCCAGATACAGGCGGTTCACCAGCTTGGTGTCGCTGTGCTCGCTGTAGTGCTCCAGCACATCCACGGCGGTGCTTTGGATGAAGGCGTCGAGCTTTGCCCCTGCCTTCGTGATGAGGGCAATTTGCTTGTCAATCTGAGCGGTAGTCTTGGACATAGTAGTCTTTCCTGTTAACGATGCAAGGCGCATCCCATACCCCTCGAAAAAGGGTAGGAGCTGAGTCTTAAACCTTCACATATCCGCCGTTACGGTTATGCCACTGGCTACCAGTGACAGCCCCCATACGGGCTTGACGGGCTTCGGAGCTAGCATCAAAGGCCAGCACTCTAGTGCGGTCAGCCTTACGCCCGGCCCTCTTGACTGCCTCTTTCATGGTGATTTTCTTCATGGCGTTAGCTCTCCTGTTTTGTAGTGTAAGAAGCCAGACGTGTCTAGCCCCTTACATTACAAGTTAGTTTAACCCACTGCATCACCGTGGACGTGGGTGTCTCCCCACGCTCGGACACTTTAACGGTGTGTCCTCAGCACCTGACATTTAACTTGCCGTTCAGCACGCGCTTTATATGCGCTGTATCATTAGGCAGAACGTGGCGATAGCGTCCAATTTAATGGTGCCCTTCTACCTCATTCAACCGGCCAGACTCAGCCGTTAGGTCTATTGTAGCACCGTTTGGTGCCTAAGTCTAGCCCCCGTTGGTCGGGGCGGGTTATGCTGTCACCAGCACAGTTTACAAGCCTCAGTGACTCCCAAAGGCCACCTTTACGCTATACCGATTAAACTACACTCAAGGCCCTACTGTATCACAGCTAGGCGCTACTGTCAACCCTTAAATTCAACCCGTTAGGGTTAGGCTTTTCGCTGCCTGTCTGCATTGTAGCATGGTTTCTAGTCCCTTGCAAGCTATCGAACTAATTAGTTCTGTAGGTGGCAGTCTGTATCTGTATGCCTTACTAGCCCTTTAGTATCAACGAGGGGCTACCTTTTACCGCTTGCAATAGTGGGGCTTGTCGCCGTCCTATTCTGCAATGCCTGAATCATAACACATTGTTATGACCCTTGCAATAGTAGGGCTTTACTCCTACTGTGCATCCTATCTGGTTCCTATTAAGGTTCCTATCTAGGTGGCATGGTGTGTATTCTATACGGTATCTAATACCCTAGTCAAATGTGTGGTTATTATCTACGGTGCCTGTATAGGTTCCCTATTAGATAGCTATCTAGCTTGCATGGGTTCCTGTTAGGGTTCCTGTTAGGATTGTCTTTACCAATGTTCTATTGCATTGGGTACATAAGAGCCAGACCGAAACACGGGGTTCAGGTTTCAGTCTGGGTCAGCGTTGTCTATGTCATAATATGGACAGGATGCAAAGCCCCATCATTAGGGCTAGCGATTCGAGCCAGTGCGCAGCGCGGCCCGTAGGGTTAGCTTATAGGCCCGCATTGCGGCCCGCTATGATGCGACAAAAGAGACAGGGCCGGCCCGCGCCCACTGCGCATAGGACAGCACAAGAAAAGCCCGCCGGCCCGTTAAAGTGTGGTACACTGACAGCATGGAAACGGCAAAGCCCCAGCAAGGCCACCAGAAGGCCCAGCAAGGCCCGCAAAAATGGCCCGCCATAGCAGCGCATAGGCCGCGCTTTGCAGGCCCGCCACGGCCCGCTAAATAGCCCGCATGGTGCAGCGCGTAGCGCGCGGCCCGGGTACCCTATGGGGGCAGTGCAGGCTGGGATTGGTCGGACTGCCCACTCCGTAAGCGCTACCCAAATTTGACTTTGGGTTTCTCACGCTACTTAGTCGGGTCTTCTGAGGCCCACTCACGCAGGCTAGTCTTGTCGTCATCGCAGGCGTCCAAGGCCCGCCCTAGCTCTACGCTAAGGGTCACCAAATCCTCGTTGACACGGATATCGACGCTGGGCTTAAGGCACGGCAGGAGGAGCTGGGCTGGAGGGTACGCCTTTAGGTACAAGACCTGCGGAGGCGAGGGCGTTCCGCACGCCATCAGGGACAGGAGCGCCAGCCCACTCAGGACTAGCCTCAACGGCTTGTTTAACTTCACGGTCTACCTTCTTAATGGTTGGTTTACGGGCCTCGGCCTTAGCCACGCGGGCTAGTAGGACTTTCTCGTCCGCCTTGGCCTGAGCGATTACAGCCTCACGGGCGCGTTTTTCGGCCTCGTAGCTACGCTGGTATTGCTCGGCCTGCGTTTGTGCAGCCACGGCCCGATTTGAGGCCGTCTTGCCCCACAGGCCCACGGCCACCAACGCGGCTAGCAGGATTGCCAGCAGATACCTCACCATGCTGCGATCCGGGCCGCAAGACAATCGGAATACTGGAGCATCGCATCAAGCTGGGACGTGAGGCGGTCTTCTTCGGAAGGGCTGATAATCTCTAGGGCCTTCGGACTATCCATGAAGGCTTGGAGCTTGGCGATCTTGCAATCGAGGTCAGCCTTTTCGGTGAGCACGCGGGTTTGGTAAAGTGGTTGTGTCATCGGCGTCCTTTGGTGTTGACAGGAAGCTCGCTAATGCAGAGGTTGTACTCAGCATACCGGCGTTCCCAGAGTCCTCTGGAGGGCTTGCCCCCAGAGTAGTAGTATTGCAGGAGGCCCGTACAGGCACCCCAGCGGTCGTCTTTGATGTACCGTCCGTGGACAGCGTTGGTGCCCTCAAAGCGCCCAGTGTTGTAGGCGAAGGAGCAGTACGCATCCAGCTCACCTTGGGTCTTAGGCCAAGGCTTGACTAGGGCGCAGTGCGTCGCAACGTCTTCCTTGAACCACGCATCACACTGTGCCTGCGTAGCGGTCATGCCTTGCTTCACACCTTTGGTATGGCCGTAGCAGATAGTCGCCTTACCCCACCCAAGGTACGGGTCAGGATACGCCTTGTAGCGCACCCCTTCCGTGGTCTTGAAGGTGGGGCCAGTCCCTTCGTGCTTCTTCATATCGAGTAGCGCGATAGGGGACATGGCTAGGACAGCCCCAGCGACGACCGCCGCAGCTTTGCGGAGGTCTGCCATGCTTAGGACACCGTGATGGCGGAGGTGCCAGTCTTGGTGGCGTCATCCTGCGAGGTTGCAGTGATGGTAGCCGTGCCAGTCTTGAGGCGGGTGACCAGACCACGGACATCCACGGTAGCCACGGTGTTATCCGAGCTAGACCACGTGACCTTCTTGCCGGTAGCGCCAGCAGGGGCGATGGTGGCGGTCAGTTGGACGGTGGAGCCGACAGCGCCCGTGCTCGTAGCAGGGCCAACGGTCACGCCGGTCACGGCAACGCGGACGTACTTCTGGGCTTCGGTAGCGCAGGCCGTGAAGAACGTGGCAAGCTGGGCAGCGTGGCTCGTAGAACCGGTATAATCGGACACCACGGCGAGGTAGTTGATGGCCTTAACGGCCTCCCCGCGCAGGCTCTTGCCGGAAGGGATGATGCCGGGGGTAACGAGGTCTTCGATTCGCATGAGAATTATCTCCGATATTTGGTGAACATTGAATTACCACGGCGCGTAGGCGCATCGTAGCGGGTCTTGCCCAGTGGGTCTTTAATCATTTCAGCGTGCGCACGGACGCGCTCTTGCTGGAGTTGATGCTCTTGGTCGATGGCTAGGCGTGCCTGCCAGTACCGAACGGCCCCTTCGATGGAGTCCAAGCGGTCGTCGTGGACGAGGGAGCCTCGCTCCGGGGTGATCTTCGACATCTGGTGGAAGGCCGAATAGACCTGCCTGTCCTTGGGAGCATATCGCCCGCAGTCCAGATTGTCTTGGTTCACCGCGTTCTCCGTCACAATCAGCGCCCCACGGCCCATGACAGGCTCAAGGGTTCCGATGATTCGCTTCTCCTTCTGGCCGGTAACGAGGTCGTCTTCCACTACGGCCTTATGATGCACGTGTAGGACAGGCACAAAGACTTCGCGGAAGGCACCGAAGCCCATGTTCTTCTCGATCACAACGACACCCGGCGTGTGGCGGGCGAGTCGTTTGGCGAGAGTTTCCATCTGCTCCTTACCGTATCCGCCCGGGATGCCGCCTACCTCAAGGAGGTACACGTTACCGTTCAGGAAGGCTGTGACAGCGTAGCCTGTCTCGTCACCGTTCACACCCCCGCCAGCGGGGTCAACGTAGGCCATGACGGCGCTCCAAGTTGCGGTTTCCACAGACATGCTGTGGGGTGGCCGGAGCTTGAAGCCGAAGCCGTGGACGTTGAAGTCACGCAGGGAGCGTTCGTCCATACCACGGGTAATCGTCAATGGGCCACGGTCTGTGGCGTCGATGATGGTGAGAGCGGAAGGCTTGAGCGGGAAGCGCAGAGCGTCGGCCAGCTTGGTGTTCAGCATATGCTGCAACTGGAACCACGACAGGCCCTGATCAAGCTCCTTCTTCTGGAGGTTAAGCTCGTCCAGCCAGCCGGTGCCTTCTTCCTCGATAGGCTTGCCTTGGTCACCACCCATGCCACCGCCCATCCCGAGGGAAGGGTCAGCAGCCAGCCGGCGGGCAAGGACAGGGGCTAGCTCGCCCCCGTAGTTGGACATTTGCTCGGGTGTTGGGTAACGGCCCGGCCACACACGTACCACCACACCACGGCCCGGAAGGCTCGCGTAGATGGACTCCTGTGACTGAGGCGTTCCCAACCAGATGATGCGACCCGTTGAGCAGATAGAGGTGAAGTCAAGCGTAAGCTCCATGAGTTGCGCACGCATGGTGGCAGTCTGGGAGTTCTTCTTGGATTCAACGTCGTCCGCCAGAATCAGGTCGGCACGGTTACCCTGCAAGTTGGCGGTGATGCCGAGGCACTTAACGGATGGGGACTTGTCCACACCCTTGAGGTTGTAGTGAACGTCGAAGTGCTCCACGGAGGAGCGGTCGCCGTTGTTAGTGTCCGGGCGCATACACTCCAGCTCATCCATGTTCATGATGATTCGGATGATGAGGATGGCGATGTCAGATGCTTGCCCGCCGCCAGCGGACACGATGAAGACCCGGAACTTCGGGTCATGGATTAGGCACCACACCGCGTATGCTGCGGCAATGGTGGTCTTGGCTTGGCCCCGTTGGGCCTTGACCATGAGGTAGTGTGGCCCGTAGGCGATGAACTGCGCGATGTCCCGCTGAATCTCGGAGCACCGGAACCCCAGCAGTTCCATCACCGCTTCAAGGAATGGCAGGAACTCGGAGTAGTGCTTCTGGACGGCTTGGAGCTTGCGCAGGCGCAGGAGTGCTGCGGCAGCGGATTCCTGTGCCATCAGTGCGTGTGCATGTCTAGGTGGTCAGCCAAGGTAGGGCGCTGCTTGCGCTTCTCCTCCATCTTCTTCTTGAGCATGGCAAGGGCGTCGTTCTCCTCAACGTCAGCGGTGATGCTGTTCGCCTTGAGGAAGGCCACTACCACTGAATACTCAGCGGCAGTGGGCTTACGGGTTAGTGTAGTCACGTTGCCTTCCCCGTCAACCTTCTCCACGGGGATGCCGTTGGTGAGGATGTCGAGGAACTGCTCCGCGAGGGCCTTGTGGATAAGGCCGAGTGTGTCGTTGTCAGCGGCCACGGTGTTCCTTCCAGATACGCCACAGCTTGTAGGCAAGCAGCAGCGCGATGTATGAGAAGTTGAGGATGATGACCCACTGGGCCATGGGGATGCCACCTAGCAGCATCAGGTTGATGCCCACCGGTGGTGTTGCTTGCACCAAGTCGGTGAGCGTGCTTGGCATGGCTTTATCACCCATGGTGCACCCCGGGAATGACGGAGGTTAGCGCATCGGAGATTGAGGCCCAGTTGTTCGGGTTCTTTTCTGGCATATTCATGGCTTTATTGTTGAGTTGACTTATGCGGTAACGGGGCCAAAGGTTTTCCATGTGCCAGGCGTGCCGCCAACTACGCATACCCATCCCATGTGGCCACCGGCAGCGGGATAGCGATTGATGACCTTTACGCCTTGCGCCCAAGTGCCAGATGTAGGGGCTGATGTGCCGAAATAGGTATTTTCTTCCGTCCCGCGCTGGAGAGTTTCTGGTACGTTGTGGCCGAGATTTTCACCCCCCGAACCGGCCAGCTTGTTTTCGCCAAAGTAGCGCAGCATTCCAGCGTCTGCTGCAAAGCGCGCTCCGGTGTTCAGCGCGCCAGTAAAACTATTGCCGCGAACTTCTGTAGTTGTCAGAGGCCCGGTCGTGATGAACAACCCATATCCCATACGCGCCGGCACTCCGCGCACGATGTTGCCTTGTATTACATGCTCCGAACACACTGTAATTAATATGCCGCAGTGGGGGGATTCCGCGCTTGATCCGACATCGTTGATAATGTTCGAGACGATAGATACATCGCTGCTTGTGCCTGCGTCATAAATTCCATGCTCTCCAGTGACGCGAATGCTGTTTCCAGTGACTGCAAGCACTGAACACTTTGCAATAAAAATGGAGCTCAACACCGTTTGTTCTATGCTGTTTCCAGTCACGGTGCCGCCACGCGTGAACCTCACATCAATCCCGTATTGTCCGGCTTGGTAAATGACGTTATTGGCAATGACTACGCCAGAAGCAAACAAGGCGCCGTCTACTGTCGTGTTGTTTATGAGGATGCCATCACTTCCAGTGTAAGAAATCGAGTTGCCTGAAATTACGATATTTTCCGGCATGACTCCAAACGCATCGTAATGCTGCACCTTGATGCCAACGCCCGCCGACCCTGTGTAACGGATCGTATTCCCGGTAATCGTCAGGCCTTTAAGGCCGGTATCGGCGTAGATGCCATGCTCATTGATAAGGTCGTGGATGATATTGCCGGTAATGGTGATGTTGCTGCTGCCTTGGCCGATGATCAGACCTTGAGCCGTATCGTAAATATCATTCCCGTGGATGCGCAGGTTTGCCCCAGTAATCGTCGCGCCAGTGCAGTTTCGTAGATTAATGTCCACGCCAAGCACCGCGCTTCCCGGCCCCTTGACGACGTTTTTGGAAAACTCGACCCGGTTGCCGCCTGCGTTGATCATCAAAGGCGAGTAGTAGAAATTCTCGAATCGGTTTTCTGTCACCACCAAGTCGGTCGCGTTATCTGCCTTGATGCAAATGGCTTGCGAGCTTGGAGTGTTGGTAAATGTCGCCTCACTTTTACCGACAAAGCGCCCGCCCTTGATGGTCACGTTATCCGTGCCGCTGGCGTTGAAAATCGGCGTCTGGTCAACGGTTTGCGTGATTGTTGCGCCGCACAGGTTCAACATATGGCCGCTCGCCAGCGTCAGCGTGCCGTTAATGCTGTAGCTGTCCGCCGCGCTACCGAAGTCAATATGCTTGCCGGCATTGAGCGCATCCTGTATGGCCACAAGATTTTCTGCCGCTGTTGCTGATGTGGCCGCGCCGAAATCCTTCACATGCACACGGTCACGCATCTTTTCTTCTGATGTGCGAGCTACTGCGCCAGCACCGCTTTGCTGGAATCCAGATAGCGATGCGCCGGAGGGCGCGGCAAGATCAACCTTTATTTCTGCAAGCTCGTTGATTGCGCCCTGCACCGTGGTCGCGGTAATTGAGCCAGATGGGGTGTTGGAGATGGCAGCAGCAGTAGCCGCAGGCAGCGTAACCCATGCTCCACCATTCCACGACCGCATTCCAGGCAACGACGTGTCCCAATACAGCGCGCCAACGAGTAGCGCACCGCCGTCATTGTCGGTAGTGGGGGCTACGGCTTTTGCACCGAGATAGCGGTCATCAAAAGATTCCAGAGCTGCCTCTGCGGCATTTTTGGCTATAACCGCATAATCTCGTGCGATGTCTGCGCCGGTCTTTGAGATAGCTGCATTGTCGGCACTCAAGCTAGCGTTGGCTGCGTAGGTGTCCGCGAGTAGACTACTGTTCAGGGCCTGGGCCGCGGCCCCGCCTGCGTAGTTAGCGCTATCGCCCGCCAACGCTGCGTTGGTGGCCGCTTGGTCGGCTGACAACACCGCCAGATCGGAGTACAACACTGCTTGATCGCGTGCGACACCCGCAGCACTGCTAAATCCCTCAAGCTGGTTGATGAAGCCTTCCAGACCAGTCGGGGACACGGCATCAGCACCCTCGGCGGCGATGAACGAGCCTTGGCGGGTAGCGGTGTCGAGGTTGGCCTCGGTAAAGCGGGAACCATTAACGAAGTCCACAAGGGGGGCCTTCGGGGTGTCTCGGTAGATCACGAGGGTAGAGCCGACAGGGATTGGAGCGAGGCCGCCGATCGTGTACGGACCGAGGAAGTTGCCGGGGCTAAGGGTTACCGGGGTCTGAACAAGATCAGCACCCTCGACATACGCCTTAACGTGGGCACGGTCAAGGTAACCACCCGTGAACGAAATCTCGTACTGGGTAGTCATTCCGTCCCCGGGGAAGCGGTTGGTTGCGTAGAGCATTACTCTCCTTTAGGTTGTATGAAAGTTCTATGTCATAATATGGACAGGATAGCCCACCCCTTGCGGGGCGGGTATCTTGCGTTAGTCTGGGCGTAGGGTGTTCATGATCGGTGTCAACCAAGGCACGTTGCTCAGAGGTAAGGTTTGCGCGATAGCGAAGGGGTTACCATTCCCGATAGCGCCGGGGATGCCAAGTAGCTCATCCCCGTAGCCCAGCAGCGGGACAATGCCCGAGAGGGAGGGTGCCCGGCCAGTCCGGGTCGTACCCGTGAAGGAGGCAGCAGCTTCGGGAGCCACCGCCTGAGCCGTGCCAGAGAGCACGTCCATCAGGTCACCGGCCATACCGGCCATGCTAACATAGTTCAGCGCAGCCCGGGCCAGCGCGTAAGGCGTAGTCATCTTCTCGATGTACTCATCCCGGTCGGGACGGCCTGCCGCGTTGAGGGCTACCCGTGCGTACACCAGCGGCAGGATTGCCCCGGTGGATGCGAGCAACATCAGGGATGCTACGACCGCGCCCCGGTTACCGCGCTGACGGCCCCACTGCTTCTCCGCTGCAAGCAGGGGGAAGTTGCGGAACTGGGACAGCACCTTGCCAACACCGGAGTGCTGCCACTTACCCTTCTCACCAACGAACGAGTCCTGAATGAGCTGGGCACTGCCCCGATGCACAGCCGTAATGAACTTGGCGGCAGCTTCCTTGTTCGTCGCCTTACGCAGATCGAACTTGGCTACACCACCGTTAGGCCCCCACGTCACCATATTCGGAAGGTCAGCCTTGAGGGCCGCTACCATAGCATCATCGAAGCCCATGTCCCGCAGGGCGATACTCTCGCCGCCATCCCGGATGTACCGGATAGCCTTGAGGGTGATCTGCTCGGCCACACCACGGGTCTGGATGGCGTGTACGAGGCGGTGTGCCGAAATGGCAGACAGGCCGAAGCTAGCTGCCCGGAGCAGGCGAGTGCCCGCTCCCACACCAGACGTACCGTAGCCATCGTACACGGCAGCGGGGTTGTCGTACAGGGTTACCATCTTGTAGTTAGTAAGTCCGAACTCGCCGCCTCCATCAGGCAGTTCGATAGATTCCAAGATGCTGTTGTTTACCTTCTCACCGCGGGCCAGAGCGTGAATCTCTGCCCGCAGGCGTGGGGCCGAAGCCATAGCCTTGAGAGTACCGTCGATGCCGATACCCGTAGCCGTATTGATGTACTCACCCAACTGCGTGATGCCCATGCCACCGAGGTTAGCGGTAGCGTTGGCGGTCAGCGCACCGTCCAGCCATGCAGGCGAGGCGTCCCCGAAAGGACGGCCAAGAAGCTCTGCACTGATCTGGTCGAAGGCTTCCATCTCTGCCAATCGGGCCTTGGGGTCACCCGTACCAGCAGCCCGGAACTCCAGCGCACGGCGGATAGTCTCCATCCCAGCGCTACCCGCAATCCCATTACCCATCAGGGCCACCTCACCACTCACCTTGCGGGACTGGCGACGGAGCAGGTCGATGGGGTCGGTGTTGAAGATGTCCAGCAGGCGCACGGTGTTACCCTTGCTATCCGTGAATTGCTCGCTCAGGTCGAGCTTCAAGCGCTTCTTGGTGTGGCTAGGGGCACCTGCACTCAGGCGACCGGCAAAGGCTTCCACCTCGTCCTTGGTCAACCCTGCTGCCTTCATGGCCTGACGCACGTAGTCTGCTGCGCCGGGGTCACGGATGTTCGCGGGAATCTCGCCGCCGCCCAAGGCGTTCGTGCGAGCGTGGCTCAGGTACATGCCTGCCACCTTGTCCGCAAAGGCATCGTCCATCTTCTCGATAGTCTTCAACTGCTTGACCAACGTGGCCTTGAAGGCTCGCTCAATCGCAGGGTCGTTGGCTACCGTGGCGAGGTACTTCTTCGCGTCGATGCTGTGCGGCATGTAGCCCCGGCTTGTCTCTGGCAGGTTGGCCCAGCCCGGGGTCTTCTCGTTGATCTGAGCAAGGCGCATACGCTCCATGCTCGTCGTCAGCGCGTCAGCGGCGCGGGCCACGGACATGTCTGGGGTAGACACATGGCCCCACAGGCGGGCCTCTTGCTCCAGCATCACGGCTCGGTTGAACTCATCCCGCAGGTCACCCTTGAACATGTCGTTAACCGCGCCCTTCACCCGGCCTGCACGTTGGTTCCGCCACACGGTGTAGTTCTGGTTGAACAGGATAATACCGTTCCCGACGAACTCACGGTTCAGGGTGTGGGCACGGATAGCCACCGTTTGACGGCGACCCGATGCACCCTGCGCGTGCTCCAGCACCGTGCCTGCAATCTGCCGGGCCAGCGGGGAGTCGCTAGACGCTAGGATTGAGCCGGGTGTGGCGAGGTTGAACAGGCTGTTGTTCATGATCGTCTTGACCTTGTTGGCATCCGTTGGGTTAGCAGCGTCCCAAGCCTCAGCCTTGCGCAGCAGTTCCCGGATAACCTTCTTCTCAGCACGCTCACGGGGAGTGTTCGCTGGCAGGTTGTCAAGACCGTACTTGATGTCGATAGGGTCAACGGGAGCCGCCTTTGCCTGCGCCGGGGTACTCACTGCTTGGCTAGCGGCGGGGGCCTTGGCCGAAGCCTTGGGTTCCTGCACCTGCTTACGCAGCACGCTAGTGAAGAACTGCTCGAAGCCTTCCGATGGCTTGATAAGCCCCTTCTCACGGGCCACCTTGAACACGTCCAGCAAGGACTTAATCAGCTCCTTGAGCTTAACGGTCATCTGCTGCGTCAGAGTCAGGCCAGCGTTCAGGTCGCCCGTGATGTGGCTCTCCACGTACTTCACGAACTGCTCTGCGCCGTACTCGTCGAACTTCTTGAGGTACTGTATGTGCTTCAAGCCCTCATCACCCGGTAGGGCATCCCGCAGGGCCTTACCGAGGCTACCCTCAATGGCGTCCCCCAGCAGCGCGCCGCCCGTGACTGTGTTCGGGCTGGCATTGGTCAGGCCCATGCGGCGCATTGCTGCGTCCGTGGCCTTGCCCGGGGCGTTCAATTGCTTGCTCCACTTAGCCACCTCAGCGATCATCAACTTAGCCACCTCGGGGGAGGCGGTGCGCAGGCGGTGATGCAGGACGATGTGCCCGAACTCATGTGCGAGGACGCTCATGTTGTTCAGGTTGTCTAGGGTCATGCCCGCGTGCTTAGGCCCGAACAGTGCGGCTGTGCCGTCTGCCCCAGTGCCCCGGCCCTTGCTGAACGTGATACTCACCTCGGGGAGGAACTGCTGGCGCAGGCCCTCGATAGCCTTGAGGGCTGGGCTGTTCTTGAGTGCAGCAGAGGTGCCCACATCCAAGTGGGTGCCCGGGGCCGAAGCCAGAATGGTGTCCACGTTGGTCTTGAAACCCCAGTCCGTCAGGTCTTGCTGAATCAGGCCAAGCTGTTGACCTTCGAGCTGACCCTCACGGGAGCCCGTTGCGCCCGCAGCCTCAAGGTCTTTGAGGTGGGCGTCAGGTGCGCGGAACTCCGTATCCATCGAGGGGAAGTCCATGCGTGCGGGTGGCACGGCAGGCGTAGCGGCGTCAGCTTCCATCTGCTTGAGTTCGGCGTCATCCAAGGAGGGTGCGTCGATGCGGTCACCTTCCGCGCTAGGGCGGGCACGGGCAGCAGCATCAGCAGCCAGCGCGTCAGCCTCCAGCTTGGTAGCCAGAGCCGATAGCTCAGGGCCGGTGGCGTCAGGGCCAAGCTGCTCCACAGCGCGGTCGAGGTGAACCTTCTGGCGTTCGATGCCTTCCCGCAACATGCGGTTGTGCAGGCCAAGGGTAGCCGCCTTGCTGATTCCACGTGCGCCCATTGCGAACGGCAGCAGGCCCGTGGCTGCGCTGATCGCGTAGTCCTGCACGGATCGGTGTGCCCCGATAGCTTGCTCGGCTGCGTCGTAGGCCACGTTGGCGACCACGTTCTCAGCCAGCAGGGAACCCAACGCCGCGCCGCCCCGGCCTTGAGCGGCCAAAGCGTAGGAGCCGTAGCCCGCCGCAGCGAAAGCCTTGGTAGCGGCCAGCCCAGTGGCCCACGTCATGGGGTCAAGCGACCCGCCGACGAACAGGGCACCCAACTGGCCTGCCGTCCCGGTACGGTTCAGCACCGTGTTGTTGGCCCGGTCTTCGCTGATCTGGAACTTGCGGTTCTGGAAGTCGTCCCAGTTGTTGGCCTCAAGCAGGATGTCCCGCTCGTCGTCATTGAAGCCAGCCAGTTCGTCCATACCCTTCTCTTGCAGGTGTTGCAGGAAAGCGGGGTCGTCATCACGCGGTACGTCCGAGAACGTCTGCATGATGAAGTTGAACTTCGGCTGCATGGTCTTCTGGTAAGCGGCCTTGACGATGCTGTCTTCCTCGGAGTACAGGCTACCGAAGAAGGGCGTGTCTTGGCGCAGCTTCTCAGCGGCTACGTCCTTGGCGTTCTGCTCTGCGATGACAGCAGGCATCAACGTGCTAACGTCAGGACCAAGTGTCTCGATGGAGCGAGGAGGAACCACGGGAGCAGCCTTGCCCGCCTTGGCGGTAGCACCGTCAGCGAAGGCACGCTCCACGTCCACACCGCGCACGTTCATCAGGTCTTCGATGCTGCGGTCGTCCACAGCCGGGGCCTTACGCGAGGTATCGAGGGCAGGGGCGTCCACGCCCAGAACCTTCTGGAGGTAGTCCTTGGTCTTAGGCCCCCAGTTCTTCTGGTTCGTGCCGCCGTGGTAGGCCATCACAGCCTTGGCGTCATCGCCGTAGCGTTGGCGGTTCTCCTGCATCAGGGTCGCCGCACCCACCAAGGACTCCGTGAAGTCGAAGCGGTCGAGGGGTTTCCCGATACGCTTGCTGATGGTTTCGTTGGTAGAGTCCAGAGCTTGGAAGTGCCCCTTGGCTGTACCCCACTTAGTCTCAGGCCCGATCAGGGTAGGGTGTGAACCCCGCCCAGTCTCGGTACGCCAGATGCCATCCATCGTTCCGGGCGAAACCCCTGCGTACTTGTCAGCCCAAGCGAGTTGTTCTGCGCGGGTCATGCCCTTGAGGGCGGTAATGTCAACTGGCATATTTAGTCCTTAGTTACCCTCCTGTAGAGGAGAGATTGTTGAGGTAGATTGGTTGAACTTCGGCATGACCTTGAGGTCAGCGTTAGACTTCCGGGCGGTGCCCTTCGGGTTGAGGCGAATCTTCGTAGCCTGTTCGAGGATGTCCTTCGAGGTGAACTGCAAGATGTAGGGAGTGTCCTCACCCACCTGCACCATAGCTTGGAACACGGCGTTGCCGCCAGTGTCGTCACTCACCCGGTACAGGCGAACGTCATCAGGAGACTTGTCGGTCACCTCCTTGAGCTTGGCCTCAACGGCGGCGTTCAGGCCCTGACCCTGCTCCTTGGCGGTCAGCACAGGCTGGCCCTCCTTGGTCGGGAAGTAGGAATCCAGACGCGGGCGGTTGGGGTCAACGTGCCAAGCATAGTTCCCGGCAATCTCCCAACCGTTGGCCCGGGCATTCGCCAGCGTGCGGGTGGGTACAAGGTCAGCGTTGAGGCTGCGCTTGTTGCCCATCCAGTCCGAGGCCATACCGTTAAGTAGGGCTTGCATGGAGGACTTCGTGAGCTTGTCGCCACCGAAGAACCACCCGCCCTGATCGACCAGTGCCTTGCGCACAGCCTGCTCGGCCAGCTTGTCCTCGCCTTTGGCGTACTGCACACCAGTGGTGGCACGGTGCTTGGCCCGGGCCTCTTGCCATGCGGCATCCCCGTGGGTCAGGGGGTCACGGCCACCAAGGGCCGTGTTGAATTCGGCCATCAGGCGGTCGGTGTCCCCGGGGAAGTACATTGCCACAGCCTCGTGGCCGTTGGCCTTGTTCAGGGCCTTCCACTGGGCGTGGGTGCGCAGGAAGTCGTCGTTCACACGGTCGGTCGGGCCGCTCAGGATGATGCGGGAGAAGTCCTCCTTCAAGAACTTGTTAGCCATGCCGCCCACCGCGTCAGCCGCAAGGATTGCAGCCTTAGCTTCGAGGGTAGGCGCAGCGTCGAACCGTTCCTTGAAGGCCAGTTGCAGGTCGTGGGAGTCGTACTTCGCGTTGAGGGCACCCTGTTGGGTTCCGCCCGTGGCGAGGTAGTTCTTGAGGCCCAGCTTGGTCTGCTCCTCAAGGTCGATCTTTAGAGCAGCCTTCGCGGCCTGCTCGTCCGCAGCCTTGAGGTACTGCATGGCGCTCCACTGGTCGCTCAACACGGTGGGCTTGCGCACCACGGGCATGGGGTTACCCGTCAGCCGGGTGTTTTCCGCGTTGATGGCGTCGTGTGCAGCCCGCACCTCGTTTGCTGACATCTTGCCCAGACGGGCCGATGCGCTCACCTTAAAGATTTGGTCTGCGTACAGTTCCCCCGCGTCACTCGCCTGTTGGAGGCGGGAGCCCCGGATGTACTTGGTCATGGCGGCTTGGTCTTCGGGCTTGAGGTCGCCCAATATACCATCTTTCTCCAGTCGGTTGATGACGTGGAAGTTACCCTCAGCGGCCTGAGCCTGCACGAAGGTCTTGAGGGTAGCGCGCTGGCTCTCAGGGTCTTCCCCGGGCTTGAGCACAAGGGCTTGATACAGGCGACCTACCCGCTCCTCCACCTCCTCGGGCAGCACGGTGCCTTGGTCAGCCGCCCCTGCCAACTGCACGCTGACAGCGGCAGCAGACATGGCGGTGTACCGGGCCTTGACGGCTTCCTCCTGCTGGAACTTGTAGTTCTCCCGGGCGTGGCGCTTCATCAGGCCCGGGGCTTCCTTCATGATCTGCATACCCATCATCACGTCGGTCGTGAGGTCGCCCGTCTTTCGGTCGTTCACGGCCCTGTTCAGGTAGGCAGGAATCTGGTCAGGGCTAACCTTGCGCAGTTCCAGCATGTCCAGCTCTTGCTGGTTGCCCCAGTCCGCAACCTTGGCGGCTACCGTGTAGGCGCGTGCGCCATCGGCTGCGCCCGAGGGGCCGAAGATGCGGGTAAACCACGGCTGCTCGTTCACGATGTCCGTGAGCGCTTCCCCGCTGGCGGCTTGCTGCATACCCCGCAGGAATTGCTCCTGCTTGATTTCGTTCAGCTTCTCCCCGAATGCCTTGTCGGCAAACCCGATCACGGCCTCGAAGGTCTTGTCAGGTGGCGGGGACTGGTAGGTCAAGGCTTGCTGCGAAGCCTGTGGGTTTACACTCCCCGCTCGGGTGCCCACCGCCTGCTCATTGGCCTGAGCCTGAGGGGTGCCCGGAGGGGCGAACGAGAACGTGCCTGGGCCGCGCTCCTGTCCACCCGTACCACGTTCACTGTATCCTTCAAATGCCATGATGGCTCCTTATAAGAACCCGATGCTCGTACCTTGGACGTTGCCTTGGTACACGGGAGTTGATACTGCCCCCGTGGTGTAACCCGAGGAGGACGATTGACTGTACTTAGCGTAGAGGTCAGGGATGGCCTTCGCCAAGTTGCTGTTAAGCAGGGATGCCCCGATGCCAGCAAAGTCTGTGCCGCCACGAACCTCGGGCATGACGACCGTGTTGTCCACACTGCCGGAGTACACGGTCTGGTCTAGGGCATTCATAGCAGAGGGCATGATGCCCGCCTGCTGCTTGGCTTGGTCGTAGTCCAGATACTCCTTGGTCTGCTTGGTGGCCCCTCGTTGGCGAGATTGCTGGAGGGCGATGGTCATTGAGATAGCGTCGCCGCTAGCCCCACCTACGCCCTTGCTGGCGAGGTTGGCCGCGTAGGCACCTTCCGCTTCGGCCTGCTGAATCTGCTGCTCGATAGAGCCTCGGACGTGGGCATCCTTGTTGCGGACGATGTTCTGGCTAGCAGCGTCGAACTGCTTACCTGCCACACGCAGGATGCGGTTGTTGTTGATGGTCTGGATGGCCCGCTGGGTGTTGCTGTTAGCGTTGCTGGTTTCGGTGTTGAGCTTGTTAAGTTCCTTCTGGGACTCAGCAGCCTTCATTGAAGCAGCGGCCTGCGTACTGGCTGTCTTGGACGCGCCGATGGCGCTGGTTGCCGACAGCGCTAGCCCGCCTACAGTGAGGGCGGTGCCGATGGTGAAAGTCATGGTTGGGTTCCTTGTAGTAGCAGGTACTCCTCGTTCGTGTCAACGGTCACCGCAGCCCGCACGGCGGCGGGGTCAGTGAGTTCTGTCTCCACGTAGCTGATGAGTACACAATCCGTGATAGCGTACACGGCGCGCTTAGTGCCCGGTCCGTTGACCGAAGCGAACGGGGCGACGGCGTGAACCGGATCCCCGTCCCCGATGAACAGGCACTCCCCCTTCACCAAGGTGATTAGGTTCTTGTGCAGGTGTACGGCCCCGGTGGCGACCACACCAGCCGGGAGCAGAAGCCCCCGCTGGTACACCCCACCGTCGAAGTGGTGGAACTGTTCAAGCTCCACCTGCGGCTGGGACAACACGGCGGCTTCGAGGGCCGCTAGTTTGCTTTGGCTTATGCCCGCTGTGCGTTGTAGAACCATTGCCCTGTCCATCCAATCGAGGTTAAGGTGAAGGGTTGCCAGTCGTTGGCCCCAAGGTAGATCGTGTATTGGCGGGAGTCCCGGCCAATGAAGCAAGGTGTTGCCCCCGTGCTCACAGGCTGCACACCGATCAGGTTAGTCGTGGAACCCATCTGCCGCCCGTTGAAGGACAGCACCCGCTGAGTACCCATAGTGGTTACCACGTCAGCGTAGAAGCCGCCCGTGTCCCGGTACGTGATGTCCAGCTTGCTGACTGTCAGGCGTCCAACCGTCAAGGCAATGTCCTTGCTGTCTCGGCGGAACGGGCTGGTCAGTGCCACGAACGACGGGAACTGGAGGCCCACAACCAAGTCCTTGGCTTGAATAGTCGGGAAGTCCTTGACGAGGGCGTCCACTGCACCCGCAGCGGGTGTCTGCCCGTAGAGCCAGAATGGGCTTGCCTTAATCCCGGCGACTGACAGGAAGGGCTGGTCGTGCCACTGGCGCTGAGGGCTGGCCCCAGTTCCTACAAAGGCGTCCCAACCGCGCCAGCTATCGAGGTACGGGTACTCACTGATCGAAGACACAAGGGACTGCGTATCGACCGCGAGCCAGCTATGCCATCCCTCGAAGCCCGGGTGGTACACCCCGTCCACGGTTGCCTCTCGGTGCGTGAACAGGACGAGGCGGTCGTCGTAGGTGCTCATGCCCATAATCTCCCCGAACTCCGGGCCGTAGTCGAAGCGGCTCCAGCTATCCAGCAGGCGCTCCCGCTGCCGGTCGATATACCGGAACGCGAAGATGGAGCGCGGGGCACCCGAGCAGCGCAGCAGCACAAGGTTGGGGGCAGACGCAGCCACCACTTCCACCGGCCTGCCGGGTAGGTAGTCCGACAGTTGCAGGCCCACGTCCCCAGCGTTGGAGGTGTCTTGCACGTCCCCGATTTCCACTTGGTAAAGCTGGCTGGTGTTCTCGCGGCGCTTACCGTAGAACACAAGGTCGCCAATGGACACGGGCTTGGCGTCACTGGCCCCTTCCACCGCCGACGATTGGATAACCGTCGTGGTAGCCGGGGTGACCGGGATGCGCCCGTCGATGCTGTACTGCTGCTTGTCCCCGAACAGGAGCAGGCTCTTGTCGAAGATCACGCTATGCCGGATGGTGTCATCCTCAGCCCCAAGGGCGAACACTTCAACGGGGTCGCTGTCCTTAACCGTGAGGGTCGAGGAGCGGAAGAAGTTGAGGTAGTTGCTTGTCTCGGACATGGCCACCACAGCCCCTGCCGCAACCACCAGCCGATCTTGGAACGTGCCCAAGTAGGTGACAGCCTTGCCCCAGAAGTGCGGAGTGGGAGAGGACTCGTCATCCCCCACCGTCCGAATACCGATGTCTGGCAGGGTAGCGTCACCCCCGGTGGTGGCGCGCAGCTCGGCGGGGCTTTCGGCAATCTGTAGCGGAGAACCCGGTTGCTTAATGGTGCCCAACAGGAACGGGGAGTTCGCGGGTGGCATCGTGATGCGTGGGGCTTCCTCCCAGCGCACCTGCCCAGCGCCGCTAACCCCGTCGATGGCGACCGCCCGCAGGTAGTACGCTGGTTCCCCGGCATTTGCCTGCACCTGCACGATCTTGCCGTTGTAGTGCGCGTCGGTCACAAGCTCTGCGGACTTCACCGTCATGTGGCACACCCGCAGGAGCGTACCGTCGCCACCGTCATCCCCCGTCACTGCGCTCAGGCCCGCCCAGTTCACGTAGATGTGGGCACCGTCCGCGAGGAAGATTCCTTGGTTGCCCGTATTGGCGTTGAGGTTATCGGCAAGCTGGGCCGCGATGTAGGGTGGCTGGGTCTGCGACCCGGCTGTGCCAATCCACGCCGTCACGGCGGAGTTGTAGGCGTTCACCCGGTCGTTCACCTTCTTGGTGTATTCCGGGTCACCATAAGGAATGTCGGTTGTGTCAAGTACACCGGGGTAGCTGGCCGATGGGGTCGTAAATTCCCCGGTGTACACCACATTATCTAGTGTCGTAGTTACCTTAAACTTGCGGGCGTACGCGCCACCCCGCACCCAGATCACCGCCTTGCGCCGGTTGTCCACGGCCTGCCAGCTATCGACGGCTGGTTGCTGGGTCACCGCGTAGGTTGGGGCCAGCAGGATGTACCGCCCGATCTGGGTGACCGCAGAGATACCTTTGGACATAGCGAACTTGGCGCCCACGGTCATCTGGACTTCAGTGAATCCCCCCAAGTTGTTCGGGTCTGCGCGGGGCGTCTTCTCAACGCACGACACGGTGTTGTTGATGAAGTCCGTATTCCCGGGGTACGCAGTGTCTGCCTCCACCTTCTTGGAGTTGTACAGCAGCGTGTACTCCTTCCCGTCGATGGTGAAGTCGAATGTCTTGAACGCCCGCAGGCAATCCCGGGTAGGGCCGCTAGTGGGAATCGGGGTGCTGTTGGGGAGTCGGCGCTCATGCGCGAACTTCGCCCCGTGTCGGCGGGCCAGACCAGATACGGGGTCAGAAATCATGTTGACCTGCTCCGAGTGCTGGCCGTCGAGGCGAGCCTCGGGAACCTGCTGGCTTACCCCGCGTGAAAGGCTCTGATACGAGCCACTGATCTTAGCCATGCGGCCTCCTTAGTAAACGTAGGGGCGTGCCCCCGTGATGCGGTTGAGTGTGTGCTGCACCGAGGGGCGCATCAGCATGTTCGCCTTGGCGTTACGGATGTGCTCGGAGTGCAGACGGATGTACGTTTCCTTAATCTCCTGCTGTAGGAACTGAGCCTTGGTGCCGTCGCCGTCATACGCCATCTGGAACTCCAGCTTGGCCTTGGCCCCGATGTGGGCGCGTGCGATGGCAGGGGCGTCCTCGAAGGACAGCACACGGTGCAGGCGTACCCGCAGGGGTTGTGTAAACACGTCCGTAATGTCGTCTAGGTTGTACAGGCGGTTACCACGAACGGCGAGGCGTGGGTACTGCGTGAGGCTGTCCACACTAGCAGCGTCCGCAGGCAGTAGGATTAGCCCCGAGGGGGTCTGCGGGATTAGAGTTGGGTACTCCACATTGAACCACCAGAAGTCCACTTGGACGAGTGAGTTCTGGTTGTTGATGGCCGCTAGTGCAGCCGGGATTAGGGTGTGCGGGTCGTTGATGGAGTTGACGGGAAGCTCCCCGAGGAGGCCCATCATACTGTTCACAACTTCGAGGGTTGAGTAGGCCATGCCTCTCCTTCAAATTTTGGACGCAAAAAAGCCCGCCCAAGCCGGTTAGGGCAAGGGCGGGCGGTTATGGCTTAGGCCAGGAGTTCGATCGTGCCAGCGTATTCGGCACGGTTAGGGCCGACACCGAAGGCGAGGTGGGAGTCCACCACCCACGACTTGAACATCTTGTCGTAGAACACGTCGCTGGTCACGGGGATGGTTTCACCCGACATGATAGCGCGAGGGCTGAACACTGCGGCCACGACCTTGGAGAAGTCACCATCGTAGGCGTTGCTGTTGAAGGCGTTGCTGTACTGGTGACCGCTGATGACGGTCGAGGGCAGGTTGTTCGATGCGAACACGGGGACGCCGTAGGTCTTGAGCACCCAGCCGTCGTTCACCTTGTTGCCGGTCGAGGTCACGTACTGGGTGTTAATCAGTTGCTCGGCCTGAATCAGGGTGTTGTAGTGCTCAGGCTTGACCACGATGATGACATCATCGTTGCGGGGGTCAACGTCCTTCTGCTCGAACTTGACCAGCAGCTTGCCCAGCGCAGCGTACAGCAGTGCGGGGTCGAGAGCAGCGGCAGCGTTGTCGAGGGTTTCCAGCGAGCCACCGAAGTGACCCGAGGGCTTGCCCGCAGCGCCTTGGCTGAACGAGGACTGGGTAAGGCGAGCGGCCTTGATCGCCATGATGAGGTGGGTCTGGTCGCGGAACTTGGCAATTTCCTTGCCTTGCTCGGTAGCCACTTCACGACGCACATCGTACTGGGTCTGGAAGGTTTCCAGCAGGGAGAAGAATTCGCGGGCGGCCACGATGGTGTCCACCGTCACAGAGTTCTTGGCGAAGTCCGACTTCACGCCGTCCAGCGCAACGCCTGGGACGACCTTCTGTAGGGTGGACTTACCGACTGCGTGGTTGGTGAAGGTGGCCGTGCCCTTCACAGAGCGGGATGGGATGTGGTTCTCAAGCACCGAACGGCGTTCGATGGTGCCTTCGACCATGCCAGTGAACTCCTCGATAACGAGGGCCAGCTTCTCGGCAGGCGTGGTGTCACGGCTGTTCGACGAATTCGGAAAGGTGACATTAAGGTTGCCAGAAATAGCCATGCTAATTTACTCCATGAATGTAGGTGAGGATTGCCCACAAAGTCTCGACGGTATTGTCGGCCTTGAGGCGGTTTGCTTTGTTGGATATGACTAGGACGTTGCCGGGCACATAACCACGTTCGGGATGAACCCGGTCGAGACTCGGTGAGGAGTCGCGCTTTCCGCCATCGTTACCAAGGACGTTGATGACGATAGGGATTCCGAGGATTGGACACACATCAGGTATGTCGATGTCCTCTCGGGTGATGGTGCATGGAAGCCCCTTGTTACGGGAGCGATCTTTTGCACCCTTGAGCAGCAGGGCTACTGGGTCTTCCTGACGGAGGCGCCTGTAGTTAGCCGTTGACCGTTCCCGGTCAGCCTCTAGGTTCTTTGCGCGGTACAGACTTTGCCGCTCCGCTCGGGACAGAGGGCTTTTGGGTTGGGCCAAGGCCGACCTCCTTTGTTGGTTAGATGACCACCACCGGGATGGTGGCTTCTATGTCATAATATGGACAGGGTAGGCCCTGCCCACGTTTTCAGTAACCGGCGCGGCGTGCGGCCAGTCGTTCAGCTTGGAGGCGAATGTAGTCTGGGTGGTCGCTGATGTCACGGCCACGGGCATTGCGCTGAATCTCCAGTACAGCGTCTGCGTACTCCTTGGCCGACAGGGGGCCTTTGGATGCGCTGGCGCTAGTGGCAGCACCGGGCTTGGCAACCGCAGCAGGTTCCTTGGGCAAGGTATGCTGGGCACGGTAGCCGTCCACGATGTACTTGATTGCGCGCTTGGCGGCAACCCCACCCTTGGCGAGGGCTTCGTTCAGGTCAGCCTTCTCCTCGGGGTCTGCGTTGGCACTGGCCCACGCATTGATCGCGGCCCAGTTGTCAGCGCCGCCCGCAGCGGTGTGGGCGAAGGTATTGAGTTCCTGCGCGGAGGCTTGCGCCTTGGCTGCGCTCTTGCCGTAAGCGGCCTCGGCCAAAGCCACGACAGCCTCAGCACCCTGCACGCCCTTGGTGGCAAGCTCTACCTTGATGAGGGAGAAGTCACCCTGCTGGGCGGCGAGGATTGCCGGGTGGCTGTCACCGTAGCCCAGATTGCCCACGAAGGCCAAGGCGTAGTCCAGCCCTGCGTCACCCGTAGGCTCGTAGGTGTAGGCGTCATCCGTCGATGGGTTCGGGGTTACTGCCGGGGCAGCGGGATTCTCGCCCACCACGATGGGAGCAACCGGCTCGGCAGCGGGAGTTACCGGGACGCCCTTGCGTTCTTCAAAGGTGCCAGCGGGGACACCTGCCTGTGCCGGGTTGCCTGCGTCGAGTTCTTCATCCATTGTCATTGTCCTTGGTTAACGCCTGCTTCCACACCTGCGGAAACGGCTTGTTCGTTCATGTTGGTTTGGGCTTGTGCGGCTTGGGCTGCTTGCGCTTCGGCTTGCATGGTCTGCTCGTCCTTGACGTACTTGGCAGCAGGGAGTCCGTGACCCACGAAGATGGTCGAGATAATCTCGCTCACCTTTAGGGAGGGCACAAGCTGCTGGAGGTTAGCCAGAAGGCCAACGTCTTGTAGGGCGGCTCGGAGGTTGTCCAAGTCGCCTGAGCGGGAGAGGGCGTCGAGGCCCGTCACGATGGACAGCTTGAGCTTGGTGTTCTTCAAGTCCATGCTCACAGCGCGGAGTAACCACCTTGCCATGGGCAACTGCATTTCTACAGCAAGCCGGGAATACGTCCCGCCGAATGAGGTTTCTAACTCCGTGGCCTGCATCCGAATCTCCTCGGCTGTGACCCGTTCGGCATTGCGGGTAACCGCACTACCCATCAGGAAACCACGACCGATACGCTGGATGTACTCCTGCCCGATGTTCTGCACAATAGCGAGGTCTTGACTCTTGCTGTTGGAGATAAGGGCTACGTCCTCTGGCATACCCGGGAGGGCAGCTCCGTTCTCGGAGTTCTCAAGGTCTTCCACCTTGGTCATGCCAGCGGGGTTCACCATCCAGCGGAACTCGCTGGAGAGGATGGCACCCTTGATCTGGGCTTCGCTCAGGGAGGACAGGCCGGAGAAGTCACCTGCGTAATCCTCAACGAGGCCGGTGCCATAGTGGTTACCGTTCTTGAGGTTCCACGTCAGGACGCGGTACGGGCAGTCTTCTTCCTTCCACGCACCGTCGAACTTCTCGGGCAGCTTGGTGTCATCGACCCACTGGGTCATGTCGTAGCCGCCCTTGTCGTTCAGCACCAGCCAGCGGAAGTATTCCACCTTGGTGTCGTGACGATAGCGGGACTTGCTGGGGCCAGCGAGGACAGCGGCCTGCACATCTTCTTCGAGTTCATCGAAGGCGAGGCATTCCCGGATGAGCAGCACCTTGACCTTGCCGTTACCCGTGCGGCGCACAACGTACTGGCGAAGGTTGTAGATGCAGATGTCTTCCTTGTTGTCCTTGGGCAGGTACTTGACCACGTTCCCCAGCACCACCAGATTGGCGATGGCTTGGTACAACTGCGGTCGGGTAGTGCCCCGGGAGTCAAGCTCCTTGACGGCGGCGCGCTCGGCTCCTGCCAGTGCGTCGTCAATCAGGCCCTCGGTCACACCCTGCTGGATAGCTTCTTGCTTCCACTTGGCGTCAGCCTCAAGCCGCATAAACGGGCGGGACGGGGCGAACAGGGACAGCACCAGCTTATTGACAACGTGGTTAACTGCCTGTGCGCCTACGGCCTGCCAGTCATGGGAGAGTTCATCGCTGTTCTCGTCCCATTGTTCGGGTGTGAGCAGGCGGGGGAGGGTGAAGTTTGCGTAACGCTCACCACGACTCATCAGCCCCCGCCGCTTGTTCTCTAGTTTGCTCCACTCGGAGCGTGCTGTGGTCTTCATGGTTTAGATGGAGATAGCCGCGCCGCCCGAGCTACCACCCCCTGCGTTGAACTTGGCCCGCTTGCGGGTGGGGGCGGCATCAGGGGTGGTCAGATCGACCTCCACGTCACCGGGCTTGTTGGCGAGGGTGTCAGCTTCAACCTGTTGGCTGGCTGAGTCTCGGGCCGCAGCGTTGGCCGCAGAGATAGCGGACTGGCGTGCAGCCTCATTGGCCGTGTTGGTAGCCTGCTTGATCTGCTCTTGCAGTGCGGCCTCTTGTGCAGCGGCGGCGCGCTTGGCAGCGCTAGCACCTGTCAGTTTACCCATTGTCGATTTCCTTTACGTGTTGGTTGGTTACTAAACGGTAGCCGTGCATCCCTAGCAGACGGGTGTAGGCTTTACCTGAGCGGGATACTGTGTCGCTGATGACCACAGCAGAGCAGCCTGCGTCCTTGGCGAACGCCTCTAGACCCTGTAGTGCGTCCGCAAAAACTCCTTCCGTCCCAAGGCGGACGAATGCCTCCTCACTAAGCAGTAGGTCGGGTGACCACCACGGTTGGGCGACAGTAACGAGCACTGCGTAGGAGCCAACTACCAAGAGGGTTAGGTCAGGGTCTTCTCGGTAGTACGCCGCGTACACCCTATCTGCAATCATGCGGGCACAGGGGTTGTGGCCCTTCTTTACGAGCTTCTCCCAGAAGTGGTTAGATACTTCGGGGATAACTTCGAGCACGCCGGGGGTGTCAGCACCGGCTAACCTCCACTTAACCTCCAACGACATAACCTACCCTTAATAGTTTCAGGATAGATTGTTGCCCTGCTATGTACGCAGTCTGGAGAGGGGTGGTGGCAGTTGTTACTACCAAGGGGAGGGCCTGTTTCTCAAGATCTTCGTACACGTCTTGTGTGAGGCGTACCATATCCTTGATGATTGGTTTGTTCTGGGGTGTGGTCATTGTGGTGTTCCTTGTGGAGGGCCTGCACCACTGTCCTATTGCAGTGGAATACCAAAGTCGCCAGACCGAAAGATGGGTATCATTTCGATCTGGTTTCTATGTCATAATATGGACAGGGTACAGGCTGGCTGGCTAAGAGAAGAAGAACGGGGACTCAAGCACGTCGTTGAGGTTGAGGTTACCGCGGGCAGGAGGCGGTACAACCCCGGGGTGGCGGGTCATAAAGTCCTTGAGCGGGTCGTTATCCCGGTACATGGCGACGAACTCCTGACGGAGGATGTCGTAGAGGGCTTGGCAATCATGGGCGTGAACACCGAAGTCATCATGGATGAAGGCCAAGGAGACATGTGGCACCTGCTCCTCAAGGGCGCACACCGTCAGGTGAAGGTGGGAAGCGTCCATGCTGTGAACGAAGTTAGGTGCCATCGCGGTGGCGTGGCGGGCTGCGCTCGTCTCGTCGTTCTCGGTCACGACCTTGATGCGGGCATGGCCGTACAGCTTAGTGGCTACACGATGCTCCTCAATATCGTAGTAAGCCTGCGAGGCGAGGAACCCGGACGGCGTAACCCAAGAGATGACGCCCTCGTCTTCTGGGGTGTGCAGCTTCACGATGGCCTTGGCTGCGTTGGTCAGCCACGACATGGCCTCCCGACCCTTCACAACCACGTCCCCGATGGCGGGCCATACGTAGTTCATGAGGTAGTGCGCTTGTCCGTAGTTGTCCTTCTTGTCGAAGGCCCGGTTGCTTTTGAGGTAGTCCTCAATCACGTACTTCACCGCGCTGCGCTTTGTCACCCCGTAAGGTGTGGTCATCACAGAACGCTTGGTCACCTTGCGGGTGATGCCCTCCCTCAACCATAGGGCGCGGTAGCCCTCGGCGTCAGGCTCGTCGGCCAGCATACGCTTAGTAGCGGCGTCGGCAACGTACTGGTAGATGTCCTGCATCACGACAGAGTTCGTAAGATTCGTGGCCTTACCTCCAATCTCGTCGCGCAGCATAGCGGAGAAGTGCTGCAACCCGGAGCAGCTACCGTCGAGGCCGACGGGCAGGTGGCTCACGAAGTTCGCTGGGTCACGGTGCCACCGGGCGAACTCGAAGCACCACGCCAAGAACTGCAAGGGCTTGTCCGCCTCCATCCACTGGCGGTTATCCTGCGGGTTGTCCGCCATGTCGAGGAGAGTTGCGATCTTGTCCTTGTGCCAGTCCGCACGGTCTTGCAGCGCAGCCTTGTCGAAACCCCACTTGTTGGCACCATGAATCAGGAACCACCACACAGCAGCCGGGGTGTTCAGGGGCTTACCGTCAGCGAACTTCAAGAGCGCTTTCTGCAAGTCCGAACCTTGGGGGCTGATGCCTTGGGTCATCGGGTAGATGCGACCACGGGAGTCCGCGAAGTACACGAAGTGGATAGCGGGGTAGTCCGCGAACTCAGTCGCCGTCCGTAGGGCCATGTACATACGGCCACGGGCTGCACGTTGCAGGCGACGGTTCGTGTACCACGCCTTGGCCTGCGCCTTCCAGCTCAAGAACTCCAGTTCCTGCGCCTCGGTGCGGTCGTCCTCCTTGCCCAGCGTAGCGAGGAACGCAGGCACCGTGGGCTTGTCCGCTTCGGTGTCCGATACAAGCTCGCCACCGGGGCTGTGCGCGGCCACCAGCCGGGCCACTTCCATGATTTCCGTGTTGATGGCCCAGCGCGTCCTCTGGAGCGCGTTGATGCACTGGAGTACCTTTGGTATTGGAAAGTCCCGCAGACGCGCCCTGCACGCTTGTGGTGCCTTGACGCAGTACGGCATGGAGCGTTTCATCTGCCGCGTGTGGAATCCGCCGTTGTCCCAGCTTGTCCAATCCTGCGGCTGCTCCACGCATGGGCCGTAGGCGGGGCGGGTCATTTCAAAGAAGTCCTTGGTGCCTTCGATCAGGGTCTGCACGCTGTCCGCCAGGAAGATGCCAAGTGGCTGGCGCTTGCCGGGGCCGGGAGGCGGCGTGTCCATAACGATCATGTCCAGCTTGATGAGGTGGTCGATCATCCACAGGCCGATCTGGTCACGGCTACCCACGCCCCACTCCACGATGTTCATGCCAGCCTTGCGGGCTTGGTCTTTGAACACGGCAATGCGGTACGCCACGTCCTTGCTCTTGCGTCGGCCAAGGTCTTCGGACAGGATGAAGTACAGGTCAGGGCTGAGTTCCTGAAACTGCGCGAGGTACAACTCGCTGTGGATGATCTTGCCAATCGCGGTGGCGAGGTTCCGGCTGTTGGCCTTGCGGTCACCGGATGTCCACGCCAGCACGCTGGTCAAGCAGGTACGCACAGCGAGGTACGCCACGGCCCATGAGTCCAGAGGCTGGAGCAACGGGACGTGGGCTTGCAGGCGGGCCGCGCCCTTGCTGGCCTTGGCCTCGTCGATCAAGGCAGCAAGCGGCTCAACGAACAAGCGGTACACCTCGGCTGCGTAGGGGTTCTGGTCAGCGTGACCGCCTTGCTCGGCCTGCTCGAAAGCCGCCCGGCTACGGGCAACCCCTGCGCCCACCATCATGTCTTCAATTTCCGCTTGTGTCTTGAGCATCGTGTTCCTTAATCTGCTTTCAGTTTGTCGTGTCGCCAGCCCTTGAATCGTGGCTCGCGGAGTAACCCGTCTTCGGTGAAGCCCATGAACTCCACCTCGGCAATGGTCCCATCGTAGGTGCCTTGGGCAATGATGGCCCGCTCGTCGTCTGTGAACCCTGTACCCACCCCGGTCTGCACCCCGTTGTACTCAACGTAGATGCCCCCCGCCCGGTTGGCGTGCTTACCCTTACCGAGGAACCAGCCCCGTACCCGCAGGTCAAGGGACTCAACCGGCTTGACCTTGATGACCTCACCGTGCTTACTGTCCCCGGCCTGCCACCCAGCGTTGCTGCACCGCACAATCGCGCCGTCATACCCGCCCTGCTTCTTGAGCGTGAGGGCAAAGCCAGCGGGATTGTCCAGCGGCAGGTCAGGCGTGACGATGATGTCCGGCGCTGATTGCCCTGCGCCGTTCACAGCGGCCCGCAGAGCGGCCAAACGCTCGCGGTAAGGGGTAGGGTAGTACAGGCCCAGATCGAACGTGCTAGCGGGCACAGCGTCGAACGCCATGAAGCACAGATTTTCGGCGGGCCGGTGCTGGCGGAAGTTACCGGAGATTTCCGGGAAGGTCAGGCCGAAGGCGTAGGCTTCACCGAACAGTACCCACCCCCGCCCGTAAACGTGTAGGGCCTGCGCGATGATGTGGTCAACCGATCGAACTGGCTCACCAGTGCGGGAGAAGGCTCGCGGTACGCCGTCATCGGACAGGTGGATGATGAGGTGACAGCCGTCGTACTTCGGCTGCATGGTGTACTCGCTGGGGTGCAGACCTTCCAGCGTAGGGTTGGCCTTCTTGAAGGAGGCGGATTGCTTGGCGAACTCCCGTGGGGCTTGGTTGATGTACGCCATTAGGCACCTCGCGTCTTGTTCAGGCAGTCTTCGATCAGGGCATGTGCCTGCTTGAAGGTCGTGGTCGGGGTCAGGATGTCAGCGAGGCGGGCGTAGAGTTCAGCCTTCACCTCATCGTCGTAACCGCTGGCCCGCACCACCTCGTAGAGGTTGTCGGCCATAGCCTCTTGGGACTGCTGCTTGCCGTCAGGCTCGCGGGCATAGAGGGCACAGGCGATACCGAGGGCAACGATGTACTTATTGAACATTGGGTTCTCCTTTGCTGAGTTCATAAATTGCGGCTGCGTTCCACATGCAGTGGCTGATGTGAGGGCTTCCTGATTCTTCGTCGATCAACTCGCCCCGAAGGTGGGCGAGCAAGTGCCGAAGGAGTGCGTCTTCGTAGCGGGCCTTGCCGTTGGGCACGGTCTTCCAGCCGTTGTCCGTGTACTTGTGCGCCCCGTCCGAGCCTACCTTGACCATAGCCTCGACCGCTGAGGCGAAGCCACCAAGCACAAGGGCGGGTCGAAGTTTGCCACCGTCCAGTTTAGCGCCGGGGGCGTGCTGGTCAACCCCAGTTGGGTCGAACGCACCGGAGGGCTTCTTCACAACTACGTCTTTGGTCGGGGGCACAGGCATCGCCAGCACGAACTGGTCTATGTCGTAGGTATTCCTGGTGTCACCACGAATGCTCAGGACACCATTCTCGGGCCAGACACCGGATACCTCAACGATATCCCCCACCCTCAATTGGCCGTAGCTGTGGTTGATGCGGACAACTTTGTCTCCAACTTTGAATGTCATGGTCATTTCTCCTTAGATAGACAGCAAGCTCTTGCGCTTTGCCTTAGTGTTGATCGTGTAGCGGTCGCGGCTGTAGCCCCCGCAGTCATAGCAAACGTACTGGATGTACTCGCTCACGTTGGTGTTCACCGTGCCGTGCTCATGCACATGGACAGACCCGCAGCGTGGGCAGCGCCGTTGCTCGTCACCGTAGAAGGCACCGAGGTTAGGCAGACCGCGGGCCCAAGGGCGCAGGACTTCGTACAACTGCTCAGTGACCTTCACGTCTTGGATGTTGTACTTCCTCATTTCAGCCCACGCCGCGTCCTCGTTGCGCATCACTCCGAGCCACAACTCGAAGCCCGGGTACTTGCCATGCCCGGACTTGTGACTGACGCACAGGGTCTTGGTCAGGTACTCCAGCTTGTTGCTGGTGAAGGCCCCGACCGACCGGGCCATCAACATGGTGTCGATGATCTTGGGTTCGCGGAAGGGCTTGAGGCCGTGCTGCACAGCGCGGGCACGCAGCTTCTTCATGTCGAACTTCTTGACGTTGTGCCCGATGACCACATCAGCCTCATCCAGTAGCGCAACTAGTTGGGCCACGATGTCCTTGTCGTCGCGGATACCCGCCGCGAATTGGGTGTCGTCGTAGAAGGTCTTGCGTTTACCGTACCACTTGGCGGCAAAGGACAGCATGGCCCAGTCATCCTGCACCATCGACAGCCCGACGTTCTGGTCGAACAAGCCCCATACGGAGGCGGTGATGGGGAGCGTTTCAATGTCAACGGTCAGGAGTTTCGGTTCACGCATGGGTCAGGTTCTTTCGGATGTTGTGTTCAATGGTTCGCATAAGGTTTGTCCAAAGGTAGGACTCGACCATCTTGGTAGCGAAGTCTTGGTCGAGGTGTGCGTAGGTTGCAAGTGGCAGGACATAAGCCACGGTGTACTCCACACCGTCGATCACTGCGGACAGGCGGTGCTCAGTAGCCTTTAACTCAGGGAGCGCACGGTAGGAGCGGGTGGCTTTCATTCAGCGGTGACCTTCTTTGCAGCCCGCGCCTTGCGGGCCTGAGTGTTGCGACGGATACGCTTCTCGTCTTCCGTCTTGTGGGTGTAGTGCAATGGGTTGACCGTG